CACGTACTGATGCTGGTATTACCTACAACCCGTCTAGCAACCTGCTGACTGTTGGTGAGGTGTCTGCTACGACCCTTGACATTGGTGGTACTAACATCACTGCAACTGCTGCTGAGATCAACGTTCTTTCCGGTATTCCTGGCACTCTGAGTGCAACTGAACTGGGTTATGTGGATGGTGTTACCTCCGCTATCCAGACTCAGCTTGACGCTAAGACTGCTGACGGTGACAACGTGAACGTGCTGACTGCTAGCACCACTGCTGATACTGAACCTGCTACTTGGTACTTCCTGGCTGTTGATGCCAGCGATGGTAGCATCAAGGTTCTGGATAAGTCGTTCGTTGAGACGGAAGGCTAATAATGGAATGGGCGGACCCTCCGGTTCTCCCTACCATTCAGTTGCCTACCTTAGAACTACCTAGACCTGTGTTGGAGGTTCCACGAGCGGAGTTACCCTCGTATAAACCTATCGTGGTTCCTCCTTCCGATTTAAGACCACCGCCTGGTGTCAAAGGACCTAATGCGTCCGAAGAAGAGCCAGAAAAAGAACAAAGAAAACCACCTCCACCAACCCCACCAATCCCACCACAACTGCCTAAAGAAATTCGTTACATAGAAGTACCTGGTATAGATCAACCTATACCTATTCCTACTAACGAGGTTTTGGCAACAGCAGGTACTACAGCAACCGTCAGTGTTGTTGCAGGTTTAGTTGCAACTTCTATATTTAAAAAAGTTGTGGCAGCTATGAAACCTGTTATCAAGAAAATCCTCACCAAGAAACAAAAAAATGCAGAAAGCTAGAAGCTTTTTACATGAGTTCTCTTCAGAGCTTGTCAAAGGATTGGTCCTTGTTTGGAGCGCAGGGGTTTTAACTGCATCCTACATGGGTATGCTGCCGAAGATGGATCCGACTTACATCGCATCATTACTTTCTGGTACGCTTGCATCCTATGGTATTAGCCGAGCAGATCAAAAGAAAAAAACCGACGAACAATGAAGTATGCAATCCTTTCCTTACTCCTGGTCTTTCCGGGTGCTGCTGCCGCTCAGTCTGTTACTCCTGCCTTTACTCATGGTAGCATGCAGTCTACCTCTACAACTGAGATCTCTATTGAACGCACAATCGCAACTGAAGTCTACGGAGGCGACTATAAAAAATGGTCTGGAGAAAACGTCACTCCCAGCAGTACCATCGAAAGCTCCACAAACACCTGGAGTCTCACAACCGATGGGGATCCCTTTACCTTAGAAGTTGTAGAGCGTTCCGCTGGCGTAGTAGAAACAATCGACATCACAGAAACCATCGACCAAACTACTACCACTACCTCCTTGTCAGTCTTCTCGCAGTAAGCCCTGCGTATGCAGAAGAACCACGGGTGTCTAATACTAGTTCGCCAGTGGCAGCTGCTACGGGCAATGTAACTAATCAGGCTGTGCAATTTCAAAACACTGGCGCGCCTAGCAGACAATACTTCAATACAGGTAATTCTTGTAATGGAGCAACAATGACTTTTTCACCCTTTTATATGGGTGCGGATGTTAAGCCTGATAGCTACACCCATACAGATAACTATGGTGCTCAACTGAACTTCTCTGTTCCACTTGATGGTGGAATGGTTGAGTTATGTAAGAAGATTGCTAAAAGACAAGAAGAAAAACTTCGCCTGGACTATGAGTTAGTTCGGGCATTAAAATGCACTGAGATCATGAAGGCTGGCTTTATGTTTAGACCTGGGTCTAGAGTTGAAGTCATGTGTCATGATATCATACCAATTTCCACTTACCTAAAAGATTAACATGGCTATTCTTGAATCTGCTATTTTTTGGATTGTTATCGCTGCAGCCTCTGAGATCATCGCCCTGACTCCTCTGAAGTCGAATAGCATGATCCAGCTGGTTCTGAATGCTCTCAAAGCAGTGAAACCTAAAACTGATGAAAAAGAAGGCAACTGAAGACCAGTTTAATGAGCTTCATAACCTTGTGACTAAGGAGTTCCT